GCGAGTTTCCCCGTATACCGTGTACGCGGGGAACTATCCAAGAACACTACCATAGGATGACCATGCCTTATTATGAGGAAGTTTCTGTCGATCGTCCGCGAACTGTAAGTATCACGAACACCGACATCAACACTGGTGCGGTCGGTACCACTTCAGGTATCGAATTCGACCGGTGGACGCGTATGATAACCTTTCGTTCTGGTCGCCCAAAAGGCAACCTTAAGAACACTGAGTTGCTCGACTTGACAGTCGACAAATACGCGTACTTCCTCAACTCGGCTCGAGATCGTAAATTCGAGAACGCTCTGCGTGCTCGAGGTATGGATCTCACTGTCATGCCGCCCGACCGCGGGCACCCCTTCAGTTTGGAGAGGTTCACGTGGTTATGGCGGGGTAAGGGCCGGATTACTCGTCCGACCTATTACCATCGGGATGTGGATGGATGGGCGCCTACCGATCTTCGGTTTGCGTCATCCAACCCTGCGATGCCGACATCTGATGTCGACACTTTCGCATACCAATCATGGGGCCGAGTCGCTCCGACATCTGAGGTGTTTGATGCCGCACAATTCTTTGGCGAGCTCCGTGAGGGGCTTCCTGGGATTGTACCTTCCCTACTTAAGGGAAAGATTTCCTTTTTCAAGGATCTCGGATCAGACTACCTGAACGTTGAATTTGGGTGGAAACCCTTCATCAGCGATCTGCAGAACGCTGCAAAAGCCCTACTTGAGGCCCAGCAGAGTATCAGCCAGCCCTATGGGCCGGTGCACAGATATCGTGAGGTAGAAGTACCCCTTTCCTCTTCGACCGAGGGACGAGTTCTCTCGTCAATCGGATTCGGAGGGAACATTCCCTGGATTGCGTCCATGAAGGACGTACAGAGAGTGTATCCGTCATACGGAATGGCGGAGGGGTACGAGACATTCAGGAGAACCGTAACGACAACGGTCGAACGACGTAGTTGGTTTGAATCCAACTTCTTCCTTCTTCCGAAGATCGGGTATGACCCGACTAGTTACATCTCCCGTCTCGACTCCCTGGTGAACGCCAAGCTCACGCCTGCCGTTCTCTGGGAGCTTGCTCCATGGTCATGGCTCGTCGACTGGGGCCTTAGAATAGGCGATGCTCTTGAAACAGCAGAGCGCCTAGCCGACGACCGTGTTCACGCGCAGTATGCGTACGGGATGCAGCACACGAAAGTGCGCCAACTCCACGACGTAGAGTCCATTATGTCTGCAGCTTCGCTGCATGAACGTAAGGAACGCGTGCGCGCGAACCCCTATGGGTTCAAGGTGGGTGGCTTTGCCGGGCTTAACACCTGGCAACAGTCAATCCTCCTAGCTCTGGGTCTCACAAAGACCCGGAACTGAATCATGCCTAACCGCTGGCTTCGCGGCTCATCACAATCAATTCCTGGAGGGCCTAGTGCTCGCTGACCCGCAGTCCGTTACCATTTCTGGTACGGCTATTTCTCTGCCCAAGGTAGACGCTCGTCCTGAGACGAACGTCTACGCTTCCATCGCCGATGGTGTCACCCTCTTCGGGACGCAGCGCGTCACGGGGAAGGACAACCGTCGGCGTGCGACAGTCTCTCTCCAGAAGGAGAAGATCGCTGCTGACCCCCTTACGGCGGTCAACCAGCGTGTCGCAAGCTCGGTCACGATCTCGTTCTCGTACCCCACGGGGTTCACGAGCACCGAGGTCGAGGCCCAGGCGGCGGCGCTCATCGCCTGGCTGACTGCCAGCACCAACGCGAACCTCAAGAAGGTTCTCGCGGGTGAGCGATGAGCGGCACGGAAGCGCTGATCACGGTTGCTATCTGCGTGCTGATTTCGATTAGCATCGCAGGTTTCGCAATCGTGGCTGCGCGACCAAGGTCGTAGTTAGCACTAGGCTGGATTGCCTACCCTCAGTTGGGAGACATGAAAAGCCTACTAACTCTCCATCTCTCCGTCCTGCAAGACGTAGGACAAATTTGCTCAGCCGAAACGTTTCGGGATGCTCAACGCATCACGAGTCGTTGGGAACACGAAGGTGATTCGTTTCTGACGATCACCCTTCCAAATTTCGCCAAGTCCCTTGAGAAAGGACTTTCTGACGGAGTTTGGCCGCGTCACGACGCGCTTGGTTTCAAGTACGTCGGAGGTCTCCCCGCATTTCTGCGAGGTTTTCTCACGCTGGTGTTCCACCCATCTGGTGTCATACGAGATGACCCTTCAACTGACGCAATTTTTGCCGTCAGGCAACTCTGCCTTCTTTCGCAGAAGGTGGAGCGCGATCCCGCGCCCGCTCGGGTGCAGGCCGCGTTCAAGGGTTATCTCCAGACTGAGGAAGCACTGAGAGGGAGTACCTGGTCCGAAGAGGATCATCTACCCCAGAAGGTCCGCAAAGCCTTCGTCTCTCTGTACTCGGAACTTCTCTCTGATCTGGATCGAAAGATCCGTGACTTTGAGTTGATTCCGAAGCATGGTCCAGGCTCCACTGCTGACGGGCTCACGCCCTATCAGAAGTGGGATCTTGACTACTGGCCCGAAAGACTCGAAGGAGTTTTTCCGCGCTGGCGGTATTCCCAAAATGTTCTCACATCTTGGGAAGACCATGCTTTCCTGCCCATCGAACAGGAGATGCCCGTAAAGGTCATCACTGTTCCCAAGACCCAAAAGGGTCCAAGGATCATTGCGATGGAGCCTGCCACTGTGCAGTACGCACAGCAGGCCCTAAAGGACGAGATCTATGACTACGTAAAGAAGTCAGACCTCTTCCACCTGATCGGTTTTACAGATCAGTCTCGCAATCAGCAACTTGCCCAAAAGGCTTCAGTTGCTGGCGATCTCGCGACACTCGACTTGAGTGAAGCTTCGGATCGCGTTTCGTGGAAGATCGTCCAGTTCCTATTCAAGGGCTGGCCGAATCTCCTCGAATTCCTTGACGCTACGCGTTCACGGACTGCAGACGTTCAGGGCTCTGTTAAGGAGCTCCTGAAATATGCATCGATGGGTTCCGCTCTCACATTCCCGATCGAAGCCATGGTCTTTACGGCCGTGGCAGTTGCTCGAGTATGGGAGGTGGATGGTCGCCGATCCAGTGCCCGCCAGCTGGCGGGTAGGGTCAGCGTGTACGGCGACGATATTATCGTCCCTGTACGTGCGGCTGATGGCGTTGTATCGGACCTTGAATCTCTCGATTTCAAGGTGAACCGTAACAAATCTTTCTGGACTGGTTTGTTCAGAGAGAGTTGCGGCTCAGACTGGTATGCTGGCACAGACGTGTCAGTTATCAGGCTCCGATCTGACCCTCCCGGGTCACGCCATGATGCAACGCAAGTCGCGAAGTTCACAGACTTCAGAAATCGAGCTTATCGCTCTGGTCTCTGGAGAACTGTGCGGGCTGCAGATGAGATGCTTGATTCTGTAATCAAGCTTCCCAACCACACGATTACATCGTGGGGTTCTGCGTCCGATCTTGGTGTCCTCGCAAAGGATACTTTCCAGACTACCATTCCTGATCGATCTGTCTATTACGACAGCTCTAACCAGAAATGGAAGCGGAAGTATCCTCGTCTACGTCCCCATGCGAAAGCATGGAAACGGATTGACGAGCGTGGGCTCCTCGAGTGGTTCCACCAGACGCTTCACGTGTCTGACCCACTTGACGCTTACGAGCGCCAAGAACGTCCTACAGCGTTCAGCATTTCTGTAGGTGGCGTAGAGTGGCATCCCTGCTGCTCTACGGGTCTTCGGACCTGCGAGACGGGCCTTTAATAGGGCACGTCGTGAGGATGCTTAGCTAAGGGTTCTCACCCAAAAGCTGTG